CCAGGCTCACTAACTCATCTGGTCGCTCACTTGGCGATAGGTAACAGTAAAGCCGAAGGTCACATTTGCAACAGTCTCCACCAGATTCTTTGCAGTGCTGACTGACGGCTTTATTAAATTGTAATGCGTCCATTTATGCTCCTTTCTAATTCAATTTAATTGAAGTTATTTGGCACAAAAATAAAGTCCATAGGAATTCCAGAAAGCTCACTCATTTTTCTGAGCTGTGATAATGTCGGCTCTGTTTTTCCTTTTTCCCAATTAACTACAGTTGCATTGGAAATACCGAATATTTCAGCCCATTCTTTCTGATTGCATCCTGCGTTTACTCGAACAGCTTCTAATGAAATTTTTGGCATTTGCTCATCTCCTTTCTTAACTTCTGAGCTTATTATAATTCAACTGTATTGAATTGTCAACACCAAAATTCAAAATAATTGAATTAACTATTGAATTTTTTATAAATATGATGTACAATACAAAATGTAAGGAGGAAAAGAATCATGACGACCATGACAACTGAAGAGCAGAAAAAGATCTTCTCGAATAATCTTAATAAGTACATTTCAAGAAGTGGGAAACAGCAAAAGGAAATCGCTGAAGCCATTGGAACAAACGCATCTACATTTAATATGTGGTGCAAAGGCAATTCGATGCCGGGAACCGGAAAGATTAGAGCCTTAGCCGATTATTTCCGAATAAGAATGTCAGATTTGACAGATTTAAAAGAGAATCAAGACCCTGATATTGAATTTGGAGATGTAGTTACAAAAATCGAGCAGTCAGACCCTCGTTTCAAAAGAATAATTCTTGAATACGATAACCTGCCGCCCGATAAAAAAGATTTGTTATGTGATTTTTTTGAGAAGTTTATTTTCTAAAACACAAGGGTAGGAATCATTTTCCTGCCCTTTCTTCCTTATAAGCCCTTTTTACACACCCGTAAATAAATTTTATCATTGATTCACTATGTATTTTCTGTATCATCTCAATAATCTCTTTCTTATAATCCATAATAACCCTCCCTGTCATAACTACCACCTACACTACAGTATATGTTCGGCTGTGGGAAATAGAACCGAACATTAGTTCGTTTTTGCTATTATACCATCTATTCCGACTCTTGGCAACTGCCAATGATATACATGAACTCTCACTATTTTATAGAAAAAAACATTTCTTTTTCATCTAAATCACTCTATTTCGTTCTAAATCTTTACAATATGCTCTTAAAATGATAAAATAAAAATACCACATATAACCGTACTTTACATAATGTTGCAAAATCAGCGGTACAAAATACATAATCCGCATAAAAAGTGCGAAGCGTGGCGAATAAAGCTATTAGGAGGAGCAATTCTATGAGCAAGAAAAAAGGTGGAAAACTTAAATGGGTAGTTTTAGCGGTTGTCGCCGTTGGTGTTATCGGTGCCGTTGGCGGAAATTCGGATTCAGGTACTACATCCACTTCCAGCACATCTGCAAAGACGGAATCTACAAAAGAAGTTGATACACCTACACCAATTGAATATACAGCCGTATCAGTCAATGATATGATGTCTGATCTTGACAGTAATGCAATGGGTGCATCTGATAAATACAAAGGCAAACATCTTGAGATCACCGGAAAGCTCAGTAACATTGATGCAGCCGGAAAATATATTGACCTTATGGCTGATGGAGATTTTGAGATTATTGGAGTCCAGTGTTACATCAAGAGCGACGATCAAAAATCTAAAATAGCATCTATGTCAAAGGGCGACACCGTTACTTTAAAAGGAAAATGCACAGACGTTGGAGAAGTTCTTGGATATTCTCTTGATATTGAAGAAATAGAATAAAATAAAAACCGCCCCGGCATTGGCGTACCGGGACGGCGTTTATACATCTCCGAAGAAATGTAATATTCTGGCAAACATATTGTATCATCTTCGGAGCAGTCGAACAACCCAGAAAATTTGTTCGGCTGTTATTTTTATACCTAAAGCAGCTACATAAAGAAAAGAGGAATAAAAATGGCGAAGAAAAGAAAGAAATATCCAAAGTTGCCAAATAACTTCGGCTCTATCCGGTACCTTGGCAAGAACCGGAGAAACTGTTTCGCAGTGCATCCACCAGCTACACCGGACGATACTGGCAAGCTAAAACGTCCGCCGGCGATCTGCTACGTGGATGACTGGATAAAAGGCTTTACTGTCCTGACAGCTTACAAAGCCGGCACGTATCAACCAGGCATGGAGCGGACTCTTGAGGTATCCCCCACAACCGACATAGACACTCTTATAAGCCGCTTGATTGCCGACTACAATACAATCAAGGGTGTAGAGGATAAGCACCCGGAAATCAAGAAATTGACGTTCTCAGAGGTATATAAACAGTTTTATGCGTGGAAGTTCCCAAATGGGACAAAACTGTCATACAGTTCAAAGGAAGCATATCGGACGGCTTACACGAACTGCACCGTTCTGCACAATCGCATATTCGAAGATTTAAAGGCTCCTGATATGCAAAAGGTTATTGATGATTGCAAGCTGAAAAAGCAAAGCCAGATGGCTATTTTAACTCTATTCAAGCAGATGTACAAATATGCCGTATACTCAGAAATCGTAACGGAAAATAAGGCGTTATATGTCCATGTCAATGCTGATAATGACACCGAACATGGAACGCCATTTTCTGATCAGGAGATGCAAGTGTTGTGGAATAATACCGACGATCCAGAAGTGCAGCTCATTCTTATCATGTGCTATTCTGGATGGCGAATTGGTGAAGTGCTAAAACTCACAACTAACTTGGAAGAAAAATACTTTCAAGGCGGCATTAAAACAAAAGCCGGTAAAAACAGAATTGTCCCGATACATCCTGCCGTATATCATTTTGTCGAACAGAAAGTACTGACACAAGATGGAAAATTATGCGTGTATACTCAGCAGCATCACAGAAAAGCATTGTTCTATCCTACACTGGAACGTTTAGGAATAGTCGGTAATCCGAAGCACACGCCGCACGATTGTCGGCACACCTTTTCTGCTTTATGCGAAAAATACGGTGTCCGGGAGAATGACCGAAAACGAATGCTAGGCCACTCCTTTGGCGGAGATGTTACAAACGCTGTGTACGGACATAGGACACTGGAAGAACTTCGGACAGAAATAGAAAAGATAAAAGTTCCATTTGTGACTAACTGTGACTAACGGAACCCATTTTAATCTTTCTAAAATAACCGAAATATCATTATCGAAATGCCGGAAACCCTATTAAAATCAACGTTTTCAGCGATTTTGCAAGGATTTCCCACATTTCATTTTCATTATTCTAATTTTATTGATTGTGACTAACAAATGGAATTTAGAAGAATGCGCAAATGCCTGTAAATACAGTGTTTTTGCCACTATTATATTAGGAAACAATATTTTTATTTGTGACTAACGTGTGACTAACGATAACAGTCTAAAATTTCCGGAATGATACTAAATATGTTTATAAATAAAGTTCCCGGGGAATTAACCCCGGGATGTTTTTATATGGCAATCAAATCTTTCCATGTGGCGGGTCCACAGATTCCATCCACTTCCAGAACTTCTTTTCTGAATTCCTGATAAGCTTTCAGAGCGTAAATCGTGTTTGCATCTGCTGTCCATGTAAGTTTCAGGGCTTTGCCGTTTTTGCCTTTAAAGCCTCTGGCTCTTAATATTTCCTGTAAGAGAAGCACGGATGTATTTTTGTCTCCTGCTTTTACAGTTTTTGGTTCAAACATATATTCCTCTCCTGTCTGTGCAGTATTAGATGATGTATTCTCAGGTTTTACGGGTGCGGATGCATCGGATACAATACTATAATCAGGTGTACAGAACTTAGTTCCGGGCATCTGACTGTTAAGATAACTCTTTGCGCAGACACCGCCACCATTTGCAATAATTCCAGATGCACCAGAAGTATTCCCCTCGATGGTATAGAACCTGTCTCCGATTACGGCCGTTACGATGCCAGTATGGGTGAAAGTTCCATTATGATAAAAAATTACAATATCACCGATCTTTGGATTAGCGTTCCTTGTAAACAGATTGCCGAGTGTTGGGCAGTAAACATAAGGCCAGTGCTTCAGCAGTTTCTTTGCCTTCTCTTGTCCGAATGCTTCCATAAAACACCAACTCACGAATGCTGCGCACCAAGGCTGCCCTTGATATGATGGCTTAATGTCTCGCCAGTACTTCGTATAGTTGTTCGAACCGGCGTTTGCAGTCTTACTGTCGAGCTGACTATTATTCTTCTTTTCAAGGTATCCAATCTCATTTTTTGCAATGAGAATCACTTTTTCAATAGCTTTATCCATTGCAGAAACCTCCTCTTTGTAATCCTTATAGAATGCATCCATGTCAACGTTACCACTAATGCCGGATACTTTTCCTCTACTGGAATACTGCCAGCCTACACCAACAGATGGACGCAATCTTTCCTGTACAGAGCCATTATCACTAGCCGGATAACGAGCAATCCAGCAATCGTACTTTTTCAGGGTGTCTGACAGAACGTTATTATACCAATCAAGATTGCAGTAGATACCGACCTTATAACCGGCTTTTTTGATTCTGGTCAGAAATGCTACTGCAATATTCTCAATCGCCTGTTTTCCAAGGTTTCTCTGCTGACTCCATTCAAGGTCGTAGAAGATTGGAAAGTCCATTCCGCGTCCGCCAAGAACAGAAATTACGCTCTCAGCTTCATCAATTGCCTGTGCCGGTGTCAGAGCGTAACTGTATTTATATCCGCCGACAAGGATTCCATTTGACTTGCATCCTTTGTAGTTATGCTCAAAAGAGGAATCGGTTCCAGATTTTTGATGGATTCTCAATATTGCAAACTTAATTTCAGAATTCGATACTTTCGCCCAGTCTGGCTTACTCTGATAAGATGATACGTCAATTCCTTTAATTTCCATATTTTCTCCCTTGCACGTATTTTATTTCACTATTCCTGGTTTTGATTCTGTTACTGTCCCGTCCTCATTCAATACATAGCCATCCTTTTGAAGTCTTTCAATTACCTTCTTATCCCACAGCTCAGGAACATCTGTCCATTTTTTCAGCCCATTGATTACTCGTTCTTCGAAAAATTTAACCATTATTCTTACCTCCGATTGTTGCAACTAATGTAGCAAGTTCGTCAAGTGCCGAATCATGCGTTGATACAAGTTCAGCCAGACCGTCAATGCCATCACCATTAATTAGAATTTTACGATTAGATTCCGCATTAAGCATCTGCATCACAATGTCTAACTTTTCAGACATCTCATTCAGCCTGTTTGAAACTCGATTGATGGCTTTGTAGATGTTCACAATTTCTTTTTTATCCACAATTATCATCTCCTTTGATTAAAAATAGTACCGCAAATCCTTTCAACTGTCTTACGGCGGTAGATGGGATTTGCTAGGATTTTAGATACATAAGCAGGGGACAATGCCACCAGTGTTACTGGCACTGTCGGCGTTCGCACTCCCGCCTCTGCCCACACCACAGAAGGAATCGCTGCCGCTAGAGTAAGGCGAACGTGTCCAATACTGGCCAGATACATAGGTACTACTATAACGTGGTTTCTTATATCTGTTTGCAGTCGCATTCTTGAAATATTGATACTGTTTTCCTTCTCCTGCAAAAGAATGCGTTGTACTGCCAAAAATCTCAATTTCAGAAGGTAAAAACGCATAGTCGTTAGATGTTTTAATTGTGTTACTTTGGCTACCTTCCGAAGTCAGTTTTCTAACTTGTTTCATCATATTCTGAATATAAGTAGGTAAACATTTCTTGTACACATTATTGCACCATGTATGCCTATCGCAGTACCCCCAACCACCGCTATTCGTGTTTGAACTGTTCATATAACCACATTCATGTGATGTATCATAAGAACTATTATATTCTGTCGTAGTGTCTAAATACAGCATACGTTCTGTCTGAATTGTAATAGCAGCTTTGGTCTTGCCATTGATAGCAGTCACTAAATCATCATGTTCGATTCCGATAATTACATAAATGTAATCATTCGCTTTGTGCGACTCACTTACGCCCGTTGCAGCCATTGCGTTGTGATGGATTGTTCTCTTGTCACCAACCGCCCAATAATCACCAATGTTGATTTTACCTGCGTAATGTGCTTCAATCATCTTTTCAATTTCCGCATCTGTTCCATCAGCAAATGCGACAATCTTTAAATCCTCTGGCTCTCCGAGGAGTCTGTTTCCTGCATCGTAGTTGTATACGCCATCGGTAGAATATGGGAACAGTGCGAAGTAATATTTCTTGCCATTTGTCAGCCCTGTGACTGTATATCCTGCGGTTTTGTATTTGTCACGAACTGTATTATCAACCACAAGCGTTCCGTCATCTGGGTTTGCAGGATAACCTGTTTTTTTCATTACAAGTTTTGCACCAGCCCATGTAGAGAATGTTGAACCATTGATTACTGTGTTTTCAGGGTCTTGCCACTTGATCGTGACAGATGCGTTTGCGTTCTCAATACTTGGATTGTTTACGGGTTTGGGAGTGACGGTTGTGCCACCGCCTTTTGCGTGGAGTGTTCCGTCTGCATCTATGAATGTTGTCTTGCCATCAGGTTTGACCTTACCAAGAGTTTTGGTTGTAGCAATCGGGACAGTCGCATCACTTCCCTTGTCTCCTTTTGGCCCTTTGATGTTTACTGTTTCGGGATTGGCGATTCCATCTGTGTTGCTCCAGCTTATGTTTCCATCAGCGTCCACACTTGGGATGAATGTAGTGCCTTTGTCTCCTTTAGGTCCGGCATCCCCAACCTCTCCCTTTTCTCCTTGCGGTCCAGTATCTCCTTTTGCGCCCATATCGCCTTGTGGCCCGGTAATATTTACTGTCTGGGGGTTTTCAAGCCCTCCGTCATTACTCCAACTTATATTCCCTTTGCTGTCTACAACAGGAGTGAATGTGATTCCTCGCGCACCAGTATCTCCTTGCTCGCCTTTTGGACCAACTGGGCCTTGCTCGCCTTGCGGCCCGGTATCGCCTTTTAGACCTTGTGCCCCCTGCTCTCCTTTTTTTCCAGGGTCTCCTTTTACGCCTTGCGGTCCCGGGTCACCCTTTGGGCCTTGTGGACCAATTGGTCCCTGCGGTCCTTGTGGCCCTTGAATCTTGCCGGCATTGTTCCAATTTGTGCCGTCAAAAACCCACATTTCTCCATTTATTAAATACGCGTCGTTCTTCTCTGCGCTCAAGGGGAGGTCTGCCTCAGATTCTTTTGTACCAAGAATATTGAGAGATGTTCCGTCATTTCCTTGTTCGCCCTTTTCTCCTTGTGGACCTTGCGGACCAACTGGGCCAACATCTCCTTTTTCACCTTGTGGTCCCTGCGGACCTTGAGGCCCTATAATATTACCAACATTTTCACTATCACCATCTGAAAATGTTATTGTCAAATTTCCATCTGTGTCGATACTGACCGCTGTGATAGAGATACCCCTTAGTGATTCTTTCTGCTCGGGTGTCAGCGATTCAAATGCTACGGTGCCATCCGCACCCTTTTCTCCCGGATCACCTTTATCTCCTTTTTCACCCCTTGGACCCTGCGGGCCAGCAGGACCCTCTGCGCCTTTCTCTCCTTTATCTCCTTTTTCGCCTTTTGGACCCTGCGGGCCAACAAATTCTCCGGCATTGACCATCTCTGAAATATCCTCAATGGAACACAATCGTCTTACATCATTAGCCGCAAATGCAATGTATAAGGCTTTGCCAGATGGAACAGAAGGGTCATTGCCAAGAATCGCAACGGGCTCTCCGGGACGAATTTTCGACGTATCAAAATCGGAGTACATACCGCGCCGGAATTGTATTGTGTATGTATTGGCCATATTAGACTTACCTCCTTATAAAAGGAAATTATTCCTTATGTAATTCTTTACAGAATCAAGATTTTTCTGTACATCGTCATCCATTACAAGGAAATTGCCTTTATTGTTCTGGCTGATGATACTTCCTGTGTTTTCGTCTACTTCTGAATAGGTGTAAGCAATGCGGCTTCCCTCTCCAGTACTAAGATTCATAAAACTTGTTAAAATTTTTTTCATGATATTTTCCCCATTTCGTCAATAATTTTTTCCCTGTTATTAAGAAGTTCTTTTTCATAATCTGGTTCTGATACTTCAAGGCTTTCACTGTAGTCTGGTTCTGGCATGTCTGTGTCTATTGCCCTGTCGTAGGCTGTTTCGCTTGCGTCAGCAAAACGCATGTGTTCATAGTCAGCCTGCCGCGCTTTGATTTCAAATGCAAATTTAAGCCCCGGAGTACCTTTTACAGTGAAATATGTCTGCTCTTTTTTATCTACCCAACAATCTCCATCTCCTTCCTTTTGTAAAAACACATAATATTCAATCCTTACATTGGTAGATTCTTGGAATATATCATCTATGTCTATCAGGCATGTGCCGTCTTCCAATACGGATGCTTCTCCGATGTCTCCGAACATGGGGGACGCCATTTCATAACAATAAAATGCCTGCGTACCATAGTTTTTTGTTGGAAGGATTCTTTTCTTTGTTCCTCGGACACTTAAATCTGCAAGGTCTGTTCCCGTTCCGATGCTATAGAAATGGCCACTGGCTTCTATATGTGTACCTGCTGTAACTTTTTTTGATGCCGAAACGCTGTCTGCCGAAACGCTTTTATTAAACGAGGCTGAGCTTGCATGTACAGTTCCTGTATAAAGATTGATTCCTCTAATTCGCGTTCCATACAACGTCCCGTACCCCGGCACATATACTCCTGTATTCGTCTCAGAATAAATCTCTCCAGATGAAGCGTCTAGTATTACTTCTCCATACGTGCCACTTGCTGAAAGCTTTTTATGTCCAACTTCCCATCCTGCTAATTCACCTGTGTTAATATAATCGGCATTCATGTACACATTGCCATTTGATAGATACAGACCTTTATTACTGCTGTTATCGCTTAGCACATCAATAATCTCTTGTTTAGACATTTTCCCTATGTCGAGATCACTGAGTGCATTGTCTGTATAGCGATTCGCATTCGATAACGCTGCCGAAGCTTTATTTTCAGCAATGCTATATATTGTATCGCCGTTTGTTAACACAAATGTATTAGGCCTGAGTGTAACATTTCCGTAGTTATCAATCGCAAATGTTGATGTTCCAGAACTGTTTGTAACATTAATGTTTTTCAGATTAATCAAATCAGCTGAAATCTGACCTGATTTAATATAAGAAGCGTTTATATACAGATGTCCGTTCTGCATATAAATTCCCTCTTGCTTACCGTTATCCGTTAAAGCGTTAAAAACTCTTTCAAAATTGACAATTTTTTCAGCGTCCAGTTCCTGCCAAGTGCCATCAGTCCCAGAAAACATATATACCCGGCTCGTAGAAAAGTTCATGAAAATCGAGCCGTCATGTTTTTTATATTCTTCACTTTTCCACTCAGATGCCGGATAGTTCTGCAATGTTGGTACATACGTGCCATAATAGTTCGGGATAGTCACATTATTTTGAACTGCCCCATCCACAACATCCTTGGCGATCTGTTCAATAGTTCTACTTTTTAGCGTAAAGTTTTCGACCTCTAATGTGACAGCACCTGTGTCGGCATCTATTTTTAATGTCGTATTCCCGTTATTATCTTTCGCTGTGAATCCTCTTGTGTTAATCCATTCTGATTGAATACCGATGGCATAGAGAATATTCAGAACGGCATCTCCATTACTATCAAAGCCGGCTTTCCATGTCTGACCGCCGTCTACTGACAAGAAGAATCCATCAGCACTTGTCTTATAAATTACTTTAGAATCAGCAAGTGTAGGCTTATCATGCCGGTACGTAATTACAGAACCATCTTCTTGTACTTTCTCTGTATAGAAGAAACCCAGCGTGTTCGCTGCGAGTTCATTCATTTGTTTGAGCTTTACGTCATATGCAGATAACTTTTTCTCTATATCTTTTTTTGACTGCTCTACCGCTGCTTGCTGACCACCAATAAACTCACTTACATCTTCTTCGGCACTCTTTGCACTACAGCTCCATGATGTTGAGCCACCGAACACGAACTCTATGTCTGTCACAAATGATCTGAAGACACGATTCTTTGTATCAATAAATTCGACCGGATCGCCGAAAGTGGCGTATCCATTGGCAATTCCGTCACATGAGAAAGGACGCATTCGCAAACCGATTAATTGATTTCCAATAGCTTCGACTCCTGCCTGTGCATTTCCTGACAATAACTGATTATCAATAGTAATTACATAGCCGTCCTGACCCGACATATATTCGGTCTCATCTTCTACGTATTTGATGCCTGTTACAATAACATCGTCTACATCATATTGTAGATTCTGAATTGAAAATAACGCGTGATAATCGTTATTGCTTAACGTACCACCATCAACCACAGTCCCTGTTGTCCATGGATTAAGCGTGCCGCCATCCAGATCATTGCCATTTGTCCAGTTCTTTACTGCTCCACCATCGTAAATAGTCGTATTGGTAAATGTCTTATCAAACGTAATAATCCTGAGTAAGTCATTTTCATCAATTCTTGCATTTCCGCCAGCTATCCCGGCACACATTCCAATCACTGTACGATACGTTGTGCTAGATGGTGGCTGTTGAATCTGAAAATTCGAATTCGGGAACGTCGTATCGCCAAGCGCAATATTGCACTGCTGACAACATTCTGAAAGTAGCTCTTTGACAGTGCAAGGAAAAGATAAATTAGAATCATATGCCTTATCAGCATTGTGCATTTTATCTAAGAGAGAAAGAATTATTTCACTTGCTGTTGCAGGCTTTTTCGATACAATGTAAGTGCCTCTTTTAATAGTTTCTATCCTGTCGGATAACTGCACATTGAGAAAGATGACAAACCTTGCAGCATTGAAATTATATCCGTCAAAGTGTCCGTCATCATTTACCAATGATAAGCTTGCCGTTTTTTCTATTGCTACACCCACCGGGAAGTCCCCAGAGTCTGCTGAATCTACGAGACTATTTCCAGACAGATAAAAGTCTTTTTTGCCTAGCTTAAGAGTTGCGCCATTTGACAATGTAACATTTGCTGTCACGTAATAATTTCTGTTTGTAAGAGATTCTTTTTTTAACTGAGTAGATACATTTATCAAATCGGCTCAATCCTCCTTACATTAATAGACAAATCCGTCCACTTTTCTTCCCCATCTTTTAAAGTTTGTGCAGCCATGTTGAAATTTGATGCGTAGAATGTTCTGTCTATCCATCTTCCCGGAACAGTAGGGTCTTTATGGTGGAATGTGAATTGGCTTTTGTTAAGCACAGTATTTAGTATGGTTGCTATTTCAGCCCACGTAAGCTCGCCCCATTGCATGTCATACCCACCAATTGTCCCCATTGGTGTATTGTGCATAATCAAATCTTGACTTCTTTTAGAGTCTTCTGTAGAAGTGGTTGCGAACACCGGCTTGTAACTGTCCGGTGCTCTTATAACGACATTGTCTATTTTAAACTGTTCCTGTGTCATATTCTTCTCCTTACGCTAACTCAAATGGATTTTTCCCGTTTCGATTTCTTCTCATTTCGGCTTCACTGATAATAATATCTAATAATTTTCTGCCAGATGCATTGACTGTAACATTATAGGTATTTCCATTTCCCTGTCCTTTTCCTGATTCCTCTCGGACAATCTGACGCAACAGGCTTTCCGGTGCTTCCAGGTTTTTGCCTTTCTTCTGATCACCTAATACCGCAAGGAATTCTGACCTTGGCGGAATAACCGCGCCACTGGCCAGATATGGGATAGTTCCGATACGTGGAAATGTTGCATGAAATCCGATAGTCTTTGAGCCAAACGGTGTTGGAACAGTCCAAGGCCCAAAGGAAAATGCAGATTCAATTCCACCAATTGCATTATTAATCATCCCAACTGCATTATTAACAATGCTGATTGCCTGATTAATCGGAGCTTTAATAAAATCCACAATGCCTTCAAATGCAGATCTGACTGCATCTCTGGCGGCATTAAACTTATTGATGATAGCATTTTTTATCGCTTCTACTTTATTAGAAACAAATGTAGTTACATTTTCCCATACTTGGGATGTTTTATTCTTTACGCTATCCCATACGCTCGCAACTTTTGTTTTAATTGCATTAAATACTGTGCTGGCTGTGGATTTAAGAGAGCTCCAAAGGCCAGAAAGTGTCTTTTTGATTGCGTTCCAGATTGTTGAAGTCAATGCTTTAATCGCATTCCAAGCAGTACTGATGATGCTCTTTATTATACTCAATGCGCCTTTTGTTACGGTTTTAATTATCTCCCACGCACCTGACACAACATCTTTGATAAAACTCCATGCTCCATCCGCAATCTCTTTTATTCCCTGCCAAGCCAGTTCCCAGTCTCCTGTGAAAACGCCGACAAGAAAATCAATGATTCCGCTCAGTGTATCTGCTACATCACCAATTATTTTAATTAATGATTTTATGACTTTTATCGCTACGGTGCCTACAACATCAATTATCTTTGCAACAACCGGAAGCAAATTCGCGATTATCCAGTTAATTAAAGGAACTAACACCGACTCCCACAGAAGTTTCAGAGAATCAATGAGTTTTCCGAGAAATGTTTCTATCTTTAAAATTGCGTCCCCTAATGGTCCCTCTAATAGCCCTTTGATTTGTTCTGCTAGTCCTTGAAAAACAGGAAGAACGTACGTATTATATCCAGTTATCAGAGTTCCAAATATGCTTGATAGTCCATTTGCTATAGAATCAAAGAGCGGCTTTACGTGTTCATCGTATAACCTTGATATTGCGTCGCTAAGGTTTTGAACAACTGTTAAGACCCCACTTGTTACAGTTTCTATTACTCCGAGGCTACCCTCGATTGCGGACTTTAAAATGTCCTTGTTGTCGATAAAAGGCTGTGCAATCATGTTAAGGATATCTCTGCCAAGTTTTGCAGCCGTTTCCGTAAGAACCATTCCGATTTCAGCAAAGATTCCGATTAAATTAGCAGTAATCTGCTGCGCAGTTTCTTCGCCGAAAACTGAGAAAACATCAGCAAAAGCAACTGCAAGGTTTCCGCCTATTTGTGCAATTTCAGAGCCGATATTGAACATATCTATCAGATAGTTCTTTATCCTTTGCGTGTTCTGCTTTAAAAACTTTTCGATTCCGCCTATAATGTTTTGCGCAATTGTTAATCCGATTCTGGCAAATGAGCCGGCAACTTGTCCAATTGCATATGCGAATGAATCGAAAAAATTATTTGCTGCTTTAGCAACTTCTGAATCAGTGAAGATATCCTTTAAAGATTTCCATATGGAATCGAGATCCTTTTTTATTCCGTCAAGAATTGGTTCGTAATCTCCTAATCCATCCCAGAATCCTTTTGCGATTAACTTAGCCAACTGTTTAAATCTGTCGATTATCTTTTTTAGCGGTTTTGACATTTTATCAAGAACTGTCTCACCCTCTGCCAATTTTCCATAATCAACATTTTGTACAGCATCTTTCATCTGATCTGCAAGTCCACCAGTTGTACTCGGCGTTTTTGATGATGAATCCGCACTTTTATCCGTTGAGTAATTATTTATTTCGTCGAGAGGACTAAGATATCCTTTTGCCGCCTTAGTGGCTTTCTTGGTTGCGTCTGCTGTATCATTTGTCGCATCTGCCAACTTTTCAGCATTGTCGGCAGCATTTCCATATTGATCTGCCGTATCAGCTATCGCATCTGTCCCGGCAAGGCCTGCACCACTTACACCTGTCTGGCCAGAAGATTTTTTCCCGGTGATTAATTCCGTAAATGACTTGAAGGCATTTGCTAAAGTCGCCAGTTTTCCCAGTAAAATATTAATAACTCTCAAAACAGGAGTGAAGAGATTGATTAACCCCTGTCCGACTGTTGCCTTGAGAGATTGCAGCTGCAACTGCATTACTCGCACTTGGTTCGCCCATGAGCCAGATGTTCGGATAAAGTCACCAGATGCGGCAGATAACTGTTTCTGCACAAAAGCCAGACGGAGAGCCACTTTCTCCTGTTCGGTCATGGCAGATGTGGTTTTCCCATATCCATTTGCCAGCGCATACTGGTCAAGTGCATTTTGCGTAAGGACAACGCCTAAATCTTTCAATGTTTCCGTCTCGCCCGTAAATACAGACTTTAGTTTCGTATACGCCTCGTCCTGACTGATGTTATAGAATGATGCTACATCACCAGTCAGCTGCGTTAGAGCCGTTGACATGTCGTAAGCCTGTGCTTCGGAGAATCCGAACGACTTAGACATTGCTCCAAATGTTCCAACATACCTTTTTGCCATGGTTTCTGACAGTCCGGCAGAGGTCATGGCATTCTTTGCAAATTCGTTTACCTTGTCCGACATAGTTGTGAATGTAACATCGACCACGTTCTGCACTTCGGCAAGGTTAGAGCCGAGTTCTACGCATTCTTTCCCAAACTGGGCCAGTTTTCCAATCGCAAATGCTCCGCCAATCAGTACGCCTATTTTTTTTACTACGCTGCCAAGTCCGTTAAAAGACTGCCTGATTGCTGATACGCCGTTTTGCACACCTGATGTGTCCATCCTAGTATCAATAATGACTGAGCCATCAGCAGCCATGTGTCCACCTCCTAACTATTTGAGGTTCAACATCTCATTCAGCTTATCTTTATAAGCTTGCTCCTCGTCGCTGAGACGTGTTTTTATGTCAATTATGTTTTTATTCTCTTGATAGAATTTCTTTTCCCATTTATCGAACTTTTCGCCCTTTGCTTTTTTTGACCGGATTCCAACTACGGTGTTGAACAGGCACTCGCCAGATTCCATAAAGTATCCAAAAAACGTCCACCAGTGCATATAAGGCACTGCTCTGATTTCTTTACCAGCAACCTTGTTTACAGCCGGCACGATCATATCTCCGTCCTGTTCCCAGTCCATCAAGCGGGGTTTAGGTTTATTCGGACTATCGTCAACTTGACCGCAGTCAATAAACTCGCAAGCTTTCTGACAAGCTTCTGTAAGATGTTCTGGGGGTATGCTTTGCCAGTCTTCGAACAAAATCTGCAACATAACAACTGCTTTTGCTTGTTCGTCTAATTCTGGGTCGTTCATGGCTATGAGAATATCCATAATCGCACGAAAATCCGTTCTGATAGAAAAATCCACCCCACTGATATTTAGTGAGGTGGGTAACTCATAGGCGGTCATTTTGTATACTTCTCCGTGTACTTATTGACTACTTCCTGCATTTTTTTCTTTCTTTTTTCAATTTCTGGTGTAAGTGCTTCATTGATTTTGTCCAGAACGATATAGGCGAACACCTGACCATTTCCAAAAACAGTTGTTGCGGTAATTGGTTCTTTGAATAAATCCTTAGATGCTTCGTATCCGAGCATATAATTGATTTTGTCCTCAATCTGCTTATTAATCTCCGCCATCTCTTTGCTGGAAGAAACATTTTTAACAGATTCCTGAGCCTGCTCAAAGAAAGTTTCCAATTCTTCCGCTCTTGCTGCAACGTTAATATCAGTAGGGTTCAACTTGAATGAAGAAAACACTTCACCCTGTTTGTTTGTGAATGTGAAAAGAAGAAATCCATCATCAATGTTTGTATTAATTGTCTTTGCCATTTTCTATACCCTCCTAAAAATTATTCGCTGTCAGCTGTAAATGTGCCGGAACTGATATCAAATTTTCCTTTTACTCGTTCGCCGGTATAATTGACGGTAAACGGAATCTGATAGCCAGATGTATCACCGCCGTAGGAGGTCGGCACAACGTAGCAGTCCTGCTGATATGCTTCATACTTGCCTGCTGTGGCTTCTGTCCAAAGGTGAACCTCAACTGCTTTTGTTTTGAGGTTATCGTCTTTGAGACGTCCATCTACGATCTTCTGTAATGCTGTGAACAGATCAGAAGTGGTATCTGCATAGAACGGATCAGCGTCAGAAGAAACCTCGTAGCCATTATGTTTGAATGTGGATTCTCCGAGAATGTTTTTAGATGTTTCAGTGTCCGGATTGAGTTCTACATTGTACTCTTCCAGATCTTTTCCAAGACGCTCATACTTTGGCGTCAGCCCTCCGCAGAGGGAACCTGCGTCGATGTAATGAGCCATATATTTACGGTCAATCTTGCCTGTAACTGCCATAGAAATATCCTTTCTGCCTATAACTTCAAGGCTGTGTAGGTTAGCGACTATCTCCTATTGATAGCCGGTTGTTACTTGTTATATTACTTCATAAGTGTTTTCGTAGCGTACTGACAATGGCAATAACCAATCCTGTACGCCGTTCTCCTGTGGCTCTAAACCATAGGAGTTATCACGGGTGATACGTTTTATCACTCGCCCCTGCGAAAGCTCTGGAAACGCATTTAAGTGTGTCTCAGAGCCATTTATAATAACTGGTTCCCGGCATATCCATTTACCGAGATTATCCAAAAATTTCTGAACAGATAGTTTCTGTCTCTCCTTGTCAGATGCCGTTCGGTATACCACATAAAACGGATACTGGCATATCTGGTGCATCACACCACAGACATCTTCTTTTTCTGAATAGATTAAAGCTCCATTATCTGCTGAGAACGCAATACCTGATTCCTTTCCGAGTTCTTCAAATTTGATTGTTTCATTTTCGTACAGTCCCGGATACTGGTTCAGAAGTGCTTTCATGGCATCTGTCAGAATCTCATATCCAGTTGCATCTTTTCCGATAGGTTTATCCGCCATGTCTGCCGCCTCCTGCCTGTGCTTTTACTTTGCGAATCCATGTGCTACCGTATTGTCGTTTAGCGGCATCGAACCACTTTGCCTGCGCCCGTGGGTGTGCCTGTTTGGCGTATTCAAGATTTTCCTTTGCGGCTGTCTGACCAGAAAACTGACTGACGAGGACTTTCTTGGCTCCACGTCTTGCGTATGGACTTCCAGTTGCTTCGTCAACCATTGTTTTTCCCTCATACAGAAAACGCCCATAAGGAGCAGCTGCAGCACATACAAATCCAGTTCCTTGCAATGATGCGCTCTCAACTCTTGTTCGATTGATAAAGTCCCCTGTAATCATCGGCATAAATGGTATCATGCTGTCCATAACCATTTCGTCAAGAAGGTACTGGGCTTCTTGGTACTGCCTGGAAAATCTATCCATATTCAGCTTGATTTTCATATCTCCGTCAACTATGGAGAATCCTTTGAAATGATGAATCTTACTCATATTACTTACCCAGAATCTCAAAATGTGGAATCAGTGTATATGGACCGCCAACACTGGTAATCTTAAACACGTTATCCTTATTCTCATTCATGTACTGATAGAATCCATTCCGATAATCACCATCGGATATCGTTCCGCCAGTCCACTCACCTTCCCAGAAGAATGATTCGTCCGAGAATGTGATAGTATCTTCCAGAGCGTTGTTAATCTGCCTTTTCCACTCTTTAGGCGGCACCCATGGAAGAATCTTACCGCCTTTATCAGTAATGGTTATATCACCGTTCTGAACGGCATAACGGATGTGTAACTGTGCGTTGTCAGTTGCGTCTGGTCCGTACTTTTTAAGGATTGCTCCTTTGTCCGTAATGAGATCAATACCGGATAGCACATGAGGATACCAGTACGCATCTCCTGTCGTGGCTGATTCATAATAATCAAAAATCGTCACAGTTTTTTCGTACATGATACCCTCTCCTTAATTATTCTTTCTGCACTGTCTGCTTAATAACCTGATTCACACCAGTAGCCGACAATCCATTAAACATGCCGACCGCAACTGCCGTGATATAGTCCGTTGCCGGAAAGTCTGGAATAACTCCCATTCCGACTGCTCCGAGAATTCCACCAATAACCGCCATGATTACTGGAATCCATTCGTCAGAGATTCTCTTTGATGCTTTGCAGCCCATTCCTACAATGTAGCAGATCATAACGATTGCTATACATGAGCCTAATGTTGAAATGTCCATATAATCACACTCCTGCATATAATACTGGTATTCCATTATCCGTCCTTACTCCCATCAGAAGTGGTAAAGCTGTCTTTAAGAGCAAGTCGTTCGTTTTTTGTGCATCTCCGGCGACGGCATACACTGCACTCCACTCTTTTGCACTCGCTCCAATCTGCTGAGGTGTTGCGTAAGAGATGGATTCACTGCCGGATGATACAGATGTTACAATGCCTGTTGATTTGCCACCGGCATTTATGTCGGTCACATTTGCTGACGCCTGATTGATTGCATTCTTTTCAGCAAGCTCAATCTGATACATTAATTCAGCCAATGAACAGACCGCCTTTTTGATACGCTTCTGTGAGCGTTCGTTTGTTGGCAGTCCATCCACCAACCTGTCAAATGTCATTGTGTCCACAAAATCACTGGCTCTTTCTGCCAGTCGTGGAAAGTCGGTTTCTGGCACGACATTGCCGAATGATTCTGTATAGAATTTATAATCTGCATAAGCCATGCCAGCTACCTCCTAATCGATCATCATTTTGCTGTTACACTTGCGTTTCCGGCATTCAGCGCTTTGTATGTTCCATCACACTCAACCACTGTGATCTTCTGTCCGGTTGCCGCTGTGATATCGGCTTTTCCATCCCAAGTACTCCAGTTTCTGAGATTCTGGCCATAAGTTACAGCTGTTTCAGATGCACCAACTTTGTACTTGTACACATTGTTAGCGTTTTCTTTAGCCGGGTTTACAGTGATTTTTGTATCACCAGTTGCTGTTCCTGTCGCAGATGTTACTGTCAGAGTGCCAAGCGTTGGTGTCTCATCAATGGTAATTACTGCGATTGCATCAATGTACTCCGCAAAAAGAGTCAGTCCCATAACTGCGAACGCTTCGGAAACTGCTGTGTGGTAGTTGCCCTGAGTGTGGAATCCGATCAGGTTTGTCTCGCCAGATACGGTGTATACAAGCCCTGCTCTTGCGAAGTCAGATTCGTTCGGGTCAACATAATACAGAACGATGTTCTCGACAGGTGTTGCAATAACCTGTCCTCTCGGGATTTCGCTGTCAGACAGTAAAAAGATTGTGTTGAATCCCATAAAGTCTTTCATGTACTGGAAGCCGAACTGGTTCTGAATAGTGATCTCAGCTGCTCCGAGATATTCATATACGTCCAAAATGTTGACAAATCCAACAACGCCAGTCACGTTTCTGTGCATCTGCTTAAATTTGTTCTCAACACGGCCTTTAGCCATTGCCAGAGCCATCTGGAATGTTGTTTCTGTGGAAGTAAGTGTACCGGTTTTCAGATAGTCATAAAATCTGCTGGTAACGTCAGTCTGAAGCTGGAAAAGGAATTCATCATCAGTCATCTGAACGGCGTTCTCATAACCGTGATCCTTGATTGCTTCGATAGATACAGCCTTTGCGTACTTTTCAATGGTCATTTCCGCATAGTTCTTTTCTTTTACAGTAAATTTGCTGTAAGGAATTTCCTCACCCTCTGCCACTTTTCCGCTCTGTAAAGTACCCTCTGCGTATTTGGACTTGAGTACAGCACCCGGCTGCTTTTTGATAGGTCTCATGATACCCAGAATCTCACGCAAGTGTTCCCAGTTTCTTTCGAATCTGGTAACAAAATCAATCTCACGTGCCGTTACCTGGATATCATTAGTCATAATAAGATTTGTTTTTGCTGGCATAAAAAATCCTTTCTACCCATAATTGTTAAGGTATTGGGTTAGCGGCTATACTCTGGCGTATAGTCGGTGTAAAAAATCACTGGAATAACTGGATATTCTGAGCAATTGCAGCCTGTCTCTCGGACGGGTCTTTGATCGCTTCGATATCTTTTTTGGTCATACTTCCCGGTGTCTGCTGCTGTCCAACGTGAGTGGTAAATCTTGCCTGGTTCTGCTGAGCCTGCTGCTGAGATTCGTCCACAAAAGCGGATGCATCAGACTGTTTCATCTGCTCAATCAGATCATTTAATCCGAGAATTTTGCCGTCTTTCAGCTTTAATCCTGCTTCTTTGATGTCTGCCATGACTGATTTCTTTGCCGCTTCGCTGGAAAACTTAACGTCATCGAGTGCCACTTTCAGAGCATCCGAGAAATCACGGTCGTAGATTTTTGCATTGAATTCTTTCTCTGCATCTGCCGCTTTCTGTTTCCAAGTCTCTAACTCGCTTTTAATATTTGCCGGGTCGATACCGTCAAAACTTTTTAAGGTTTCTTCTGCTGTCTCAGCACGTACTTTCCAGTCATCACGTTCTCCCTCGACTTTTGACAGAGTTTTTGCAACTTCCTTTGCATTCTTGTAATTCTCAGAGAGTGCTTTCTTTACATCTGCCTGTTTATCCTCCGGGATTTCAATTCCAAATGATTTTAAAGTGTCAATAAGTTTCTGCATAACATCCTCCTGGTCGTGTTTATTGACCTGCCGCCGCAGGTAAATGGATTAAGCCAGTTAGACCACTGGCAAGGTAATCGGAAAGGCAGGAATCGAACCTGCGACCTCACATTTACAGTGTGATCTACCACTGAGCTACATTCCGTACCGCCTATAACGGCCAGTTCTCTGAAAAGAAACTGGGTTGATTCCCACATCACATGCTTTCGGACCGGATGAAAATATCCAGATAAGCATTAACCTTTCCATCGTAAAACACATGAACTAGATGGTTCTTTTAGAATTGCCGACTATCACTTCTCACGGCCCGTGGTCTCATCTCTCTAAAAAGTTTTTTACGCAAACGCCTAGTGAGTTGTACGTTTACGCTCATGCGTAAATCCACCTGAGACATAGACCGCCTGTATACAAACAGCTTAACTCTAAGCGGATTAAAGCGGAACGCCCGGAATCGAACCGGAGACCAGAGCGCGACTCTGTCAGTTTTCCACTAGCGTACATTCCACATAACCCGGATTCCCGGGTTAGCAAGGTGTTTAACGTGTCATGCCTGCCACGAGTTGTTTCGGATATTTATTTCTTTTTTAAAAGAAAAGTATGAATAACAAAAACCTTAATCAAGGAGGTGAGCCATCTTGCGTGCCAGATGGCAAATACGCACGACAGGATTCGAACCTGTTCAACTTTCCGTTAAAGCGTGCGTACCAGCTACTAAATTAAAGGAAGGAGGATTAAAACGAAAATGTCAAAAACAACCGTTTTACTTGTGCTTCCTGCTGCACAATTACATTATAACAGATTTCTTTTAACTACCTCTCTACCACTTTTGTGTTTTTAGAGCATATCACGGAGTTTTTCTACGTATCTCTTGACAAGATCACGTTCTTCCCGGCACTCTGCATCCTTGGACATATCACTCATTTCTGTTGTAAGTTCGTCCAGATGTTCTTCCAATGCGGCGAGCATCTTTCTTTTGCAGTCTTCAGACTTGCCGGAACGATAGCTCTGTTTCTGTGTCATATAGTCGTCATAAGCATCTCGTCCGTCAGAGCGGCTGTAATGTCCTCTAACATAATGCTCACCACGTCTGGCATAAGAACTGCCTCGGTCATAATCCGGCATCATTCTGCCGCCATTTGCGCTGTATCTCCCCATGCTATCACGCTTTCTTCCACGTTCGCTGTAATCGTCATTGTAGCCGCTACGCATCTCATCAAGGACAGTGTTGTAATATTCCACTTTCTTGTCCCAGTAATACGTATTCTTGATATCTTTATACATATCAATCAGTTTGTATGTCATTTCCAGATTTCCAGTGGTCAGCCCATTGTCAGCGATTTTGGACAGCTCGTCTTCGATTCTTGCGCATAAGTCTTTAATATCTCTCATAATCACACCTCCTACGCTTCTCTGGTTACAACAATGTTTGCATTTGCAACAGAAATTGCCTGATCGCTTGTGTTCTCTACCGCGATATTAACGCAGCATCCGCGAGGCACATCAATATAGATGCCAGAGGACACATTATTGTACTGATTTACTGCTGCCGGTGTGGAAATCATCTGAGAAGAAAGAACCGGTTCGCCAGAGATTGCAATAGCCAGAGAAATAGCTTCAACAGTACCGCCTGTTGGAATTGCGATATTACCAGAAAAATCCACGAAGAATCTCGCTTTACACTGGTTAGTCAGTCCTCTTAGAGTGATGATTCCGCTTCCCTCTCTGTGCTGAATGCAGTTAGAACCCTTAACTGCTGTATTTGAAAATACTACGTTTCCATTTGCTGCTACAGTCTGAGCAGCTACACTTGTAAATTCTGCCATAATTTTTACCCCTTTCATATCACAAAAGGACAGGTCTCAGCCTGCCCCTCTGTGTAATACGGCATAAGCCGACATCCGAAATCAATCGAAAGATACTCTCGATATGAAGTTGCTAGCAATTACATCCGGTGTTGCATCCACATCCGTAATATGTGTTCGGGTTAGGAACCTGATATGCCGGAATCGGTGCTGGATTAATCGCATTAATGAGCTGCTGTGTCTGTGAAGCCATTGCAGTTGTGAGAAGTGCACTCTGGCGATCCTGAGATGCAGCACGTCTGAGATCATTGTTTTCAGCCTGCAGGCTAGAAATCTTTTCATTGCAAAGATAATCAAGAATAGCTCTTGTTCCAGCGTTCTGGCTGTCAATAATGTCTCTTGTATTGCTGTTCATGGTGTTCTGCAATGCGCAGGTGTTCTGTGCCATATTGTAATTTACGCCCTGAATTGCTTCTCTGGTTTCGCAGCAACAGTTCGCAAGCTGTGCCTGTAAAGCATTAGTATTCTGCATATTAGCCACAGTATCGGCATTAATAGCCTGCTGGATTCCGAAGCCGGTCTGCATGATGTTGGTGTTGATTCCATTGAATCCAGTAAGCATACCGTTATTCATGGCATAAAAGCCATCGCACAGGCCACTGTTGATTCCATCAAGTTTGCTGATTACCGCTGAATTGTCGAATCCTCTCTGAATGTCTGCCTGAGTAGCTGCTGTGGCTGCATATCCGCCGCCATTGCCATTATTGCCCCAGCCGTTGTTTCCCCATCCGAAGAAAGCAAAAATGAATAAAACAATAATCCACCAGCTACCATCTCCGCCAAACATGCCGTCATTATTTCTACCGTTTCCAGTAGCGGCGGCTATATCTGATAAGCTATAATTTCCATCCATAATATAATCTCCTTTTTGTGTATTTACATCAATCTGGCCAGATTGTAATGTACTATTTCATATTCTTCAGCAGACTCTGAAATTGCCCTGCCATCTGCTGAACTTGATTAAGTTGCTGTTGGGAAATCTTCCCAGACTGTAACATCTTCTGGATTTCTTCCTTCGGGTCTCCCTTAAAATTCTGCTTAAACTGTATAAACTGCTGTATCATTTGCATTGGTCCGTTTCCCTGCAACATCCCACCGCCAAGTACGTTAAACAATGGATTACTCATCTGCGCTTCCTCCCTTGACTGCTGATTCCTGCATGGTATTAGCCCTAGCAGGTTCAGAAAAAGAATTTAATCGGTTTATGATAGCTTCGTATTTACCCTTTAAATCGTCATATTCCTGTCTGGTGACATATTTGCTATCCATGTTCTGAACAGGCTGTTTGGGTGGCATCTGGGAGCCTACCTCGTGGTACTCAAACGTCCGTAATGGCTGTGGCATACCGGAAACGTCTGTGGATTTTATGTAGAACTTTTCACTTTCACTGTCCATCAGTAAAACGCTTGTTCCGGGTGCTACCAGATAGGATTTTGCGCCAACTTCGCCAGATACCCACAGGATGCCATTGTTATTCTGCTGGGGTTGCTGTACTGGTTGAGCCGGCATCTGGACAGGCTGTTGCTGAAATTGGTTCATCTGTCCCGGAACGCCGAAGCTATATTGATAAGGATTGTTATATAATGCCATCTCGTACACCTCCTATGACTTATTCTATGACTTATTCTATGACTTTCTATGACTATTTTTACATAAAAAAAGAGCCTTAGACAGTTCGTCTAAGACCCATATAAGTATCTGAAAAGTATCAGCATACTTTAATTATTTTATTGTTCACCCTCCGGCTTAATCGTTTCGCCGTGGATATACTCACGTTCATCTGCTCAGCACAGTATTCGAGCGTATATTCCTTGCATCTCAGCCGAAACAGTCTTTCTTCGTCCGGTGTGAAATTACACTCTATCAAGAACCTGTCTATATCTTTCTTTGTGAACACATATAATTTCATGAGCATACCC